TTATCCAGTTAAAGTAAAAGTAGCAAAAGCAGTTATGACTTTGCTTGAAATGGATGACGAGTTGGTATGGAGTAGGACACATGATGGATATGGCGTGGCAATAGTTGATAAGTCAGAAAGTGAGGATAAATAATGAGAAGTACAAAGAAGTTAGTATTTCTTGATAGATTCTACAAGAAATTTTGTTGCGGAGCAAAGAACCATCCTAGTGGATGGAAAAAGCAAAAACGCATAAATCAAAAAGTTACAAGACAAAGGTTAAAGGATGATATACAGAGGGAAGAAAAGACAGAAGAATGAAACTGATAATTGATATAGACGAAGAAACATATAAAAAGTGTAAATGGAAAAATAACGGAGTAGTTGGATTGGAATGGTGGGAAAAAGCAATAGCCAATGGCACACCTATACCTGACAATGCGACAAATGGGGATGTGATAAAGGCTATGTTCCCAAAAGCATATATTGATGAAAGTCGTTACGAAACGCCATTTATTGATGTGATGTATGAGGGAGAGGTTAAATCGTTTAGCGAAACTTGGTGGAACGCACCATATCAGAAAGGCGGTAAGGAATGAAACTGATAGTCGAAAAACAAGGCGAAATCGTCAAGGCTATTAAAGCAGAGTACACACCGACAGAAGCACTCGTCATAAATCACGCCATGCGAAGATATGTCAATGACGAGGAGATAAACGAAGATAACAGAAAGGTTATGGAACAGATGCTTGATGTTAAGCCGATATTCAGAGAAATAAAGTCAGAAAGTGAGGATAAGGAATGAGCATACACAACGATGACAGACAGTACGGAACAGATGAAGAACGCAAAGAGTGGAAACAGGAATTGAAAGCCGAATACAGAAAACAGGAGTATGAGGATGATAAGTTTGCCTACGATGAATGGGATAATCAAAGCGTTGAAAGCATTACTTGAGAGCGGTTTGGTGATAGCGGTGATTATGCTGATAGGTGAAATAGTTTACAGACTAGAGGAAAGGTGGAAAAAGAAATGATTTGTTGCGAGATTTGTAACAGAGCCGATGATGAATGTGCCGATACGGGTACACCGATTGAGTGGAGCGAATCGGGGATCACGGTAATGCCAAATTGCCCCGAGAGAGAAAGGAGTGATTACGATGAGCGGCTTGCAAACAATTTTAAAGACAGTAGCGACAACGATTGACGTACTCGTAGCATTGATCATAGTTATCCGTGGACAGGGCAACGATATGAAAATGGCGTACACGGTATTTTGCTTACTAAACTTGATCGGCATATGGGCGTAGCAAAACTGTTTCCGTTCTGAATATCAAACGGCTCAAAACTGAAACGCTGATTGCAGTATTCGGTAATTCTCATTATGATCCGGCAATGTTACCATTAAGCCACGAAAGGGGGTAACGCCTATGTCGATGAAAGATACAATGGATATTGCACAAGCAACGGTAGATAATGTTTTAAGAAATATTCAAGATGATATCAGAGAAATTGCTAGAATTTACGATAGCCGTGACCTGTTCGGAATTGCTTATGGGAAGTTTGCAGAAAAAATCAATGATGTGATTGAGGATTATATTGAGAAATAGGTGTTGAAATATGATTACAATAATGCTATGATAATAATGCCAAACAAGGAAAGGGCGGTGTTATTATGGCATTTGCAGACAAGAAAAGAGAATCTGAATACATCAACGCATACATGAAAGAAAACTATGATCGAATCGTTATGATGCGTACTAAAGGCGATAAGGATAAGATCAAGAAGTTGGCAAGCGACAGGGGTGTTTCTTTGAATGAGTTTTTGAATTGGTGTATTGATCAGCAGTTGCGTACTCTTGGAGTAAAATTGTAAAGTCGCGTACTAATGAAATCTGCGTACTAGAGAAATGGCGTACCAAAACGGTGCGTCATTTTTGCGTACTAAAAGTCGCGTACTAGCGGAAATTTTTCCCGAAATTTTCAAAAAAAAATTTATATACGCGAAAATTGCCATCGAGATTGGCAAAAATCGGGCAATTACTGCCGACATCACTTTAATACAGTAAAACTTTACAGAATTACAGATTGCCCCGTGTAGGGCGTTATGGTTTCGGGGTTATAGAAATATGCACCGATATATTTTAGGGGGCTATTTGGTCAAAATACAAAGCGACACGGGCATATTATAACAACCCGCAAGCCCGCATTTTAGCGGGTTTTCTACATTATTGATATATTTTTTCGTGCCTGTTATTTGCTCCCGCGTTTGGAGATCCTAACAGGCAATAAAAAAGGGGGCTATCCGTTAACCGAATAGCCGCCCAAACAGACCGCCCCGCCTTGATTGCTTTTCTTTTGTTTGTTGGATCACCTCCACAAGGTCATTATCTGAAATATAGAACGCTTGCAACCGTTGCGGGGTGTCAAGATCACCGCCCAAATATAAGCAGTCACCGCGCCCCCTCAAACCGTCCGCGCCCGTTACCCCAATAACGCGGGAGTCAATCGGGCTTGACGTTTTAAAAGCAACCCGCGCGGGTATGTTTGCCTTGATCAATCCCGTTATGACCTCTCTTGACGGGCGTTGCGTTGCTAGGATCAAATGAACGCCCGCCGCGCGTCCTAATTGAGCAACGCGAACGATTGAATTTTCCACACTTTTTCGGGTTTCTTTTGTCAACATGAGGTCGGCTAGTTCATCTATCACAATGACCCGTGCAAGCAGTTTCTTTTTTTTCGGCAATTGTGAGTAGTGCCGCACCCCGTAACGCTCCATCATTCTATAGCGGGCTTGCATTTCGTTTACTTCCTCAATGAGTGCCGCCGCCGCGCTTTGTGCGTCTGTTATAACGTTTCCTATTGTGAAATTACAACCATTGTATGTTGACAGTTCAACCCGTTTAAGATCTATTAAACGGAAACACGCGCCGCCATTGATCGCAAGGGATACTATGCAATCATGCACGAAAACGGATTTGCCCGAACCCGTAGCACCCGCCACAAGCATATGCGGCATTGTAAACAAGTTAGCGGAAACGAAACCCCCGCAAGGGTCAATTCCTAGTGCAATGTTGCCTTGTTTGCGCTCCATGTTGTGGGAGTATGAAAAATAATCAAATGTTTTTTGTTTTCCCGTTTCGACCCGTAAAATCAATGCGCCGTTATCAACTACAATTTGCACCGCCGCGCCGATCAATAAAGCAAAATCAGCAACGCGGCTTTGTAATCTTTTTAACGTTGTGCCGTTGGCGGGGTCCAAGAAGAAATCACGAAACATTGACAAATCGCGCACCCCGTAAACGTCACACGGACAATTGTAGAAATCTAGGATTTCGGCAACCTGTTTTTTATCCATGATCATAACACCCCCTTAAATGCTTTCAACTTTTCAATCATTGCCTTGTATCTTCCGATTAATTCAAAGTCATAGCAACGGCTTTTTGCGTTTGGAGCGGGCAAAATGTATTCTATTTCATTCTCCAAATACTCCACGGGTTCGGAATAGTTGCCGCGCGTGATCTCCCGCATAAAATACCGCCTGTCTTTTTGGATATCGTCAAACGTCCACGGCTCAAAAAAATACATAAGATCATCCCATAAAGCCGCCGCGCCTGTATAGTTGTATTTTATCATAAAATAACCCCCTTTTCTTCCGTATCAATGACCGCCAACGCACCGCGCAATGATTCGTTATTATCTCCATATTTTTCAAGGATCTCATATATTTTGAGTTGATCACGGCGGGATAATTGCGGGTTGTAATATTCCTTATCACCGTCCGAATGTTGGAGCATAACGCCTATGATTTGTGATTGTTTATTGCCTATGATGTAATCAAACTTCATAAAATTGCACCCCCTTTACATTGACACATCCCGCCCGATATATGTAATGAACGGGCGTTCATAACCTTGTTTTTTTAATAGTTCTATTGTTTCCTTGTAATCAATGCGGGTTTCTGATGTTAGGATAAAAGACCCGCCCGCATGGGTTACTTTGAACGCTAACGGGGCATTGCTCCAAAGCGTTGTATGATCTTTCTTGAACGGGTTTCTGCCGTATGTATAACTATAAACAGATGACATTTTAACACCCCCTTTTTAATGCTCATGAAATGCGATTGTTTCGCCTTTTTTCAGTTCCCAACACCCGACACCCCGACAAGCGCACTCACTACAATTACCGCCGCAAATCTTGTATTGATCGGCGGGGGCTTTGCCCTTTAAAATAACCGCCGCCGTGGGTAAATTGTGCGGGTTGTCAACGGTCGCACCGTCAAAAGGTAACGAAAAAACAATCTGTAGGTTTTTCGGTTTGCGGTGGGTGTTTAGATATTCGTTAACTACTCCATAATTTTTCGTAAATGCAAGAAACCTTGTGTTTTTGCACTCCCGCGCAAGTTTGCACATATTATGCAAATAATCCGCGTCAATGATATCGCCGGAAACGTGCCAACGAAAGAACCCCGAAAGAATAGCCGCCGCTTTGATTTGTGCAAAGTATGCGGAACGGTCGCGGGTTAAAATATCATAGTTGCGATCATATGCCGCCTTTACGCTAGGATAAATGCAGCAAAGTTTAGCCGCGTAACATTTGCGGGCGCAACTCTCACAATTTGTGCAAGTCTTAATTGGCGGGAGAGATACGGACGGGATAAACCCCATCTTTGCATTACCGGTTGAAATAGAAACCTTGTTGTTATTTGTGTTTGTCATTGTTTTTACCTCTTTTCTCATGTGATAGCATTATTGAAATAATGCGGTTAAAAGTAACGGCGGTTTGTAGGGTTGCCGCCGCCCCGTTTGATCCGTTATTCACTTGTAACGCCATCGACCCAAAGCGCGGCACGTTCTCCCGTTGCGTTGTGCATGATCTCACAAAACAATGTCATTATGTCGCGGAATGTTTCGTTGTCTGTATATGGGTCATAATCCGTACATTGATCTTCAATGCCTAACGAAAGCCATTCATCTAGAAATGTTTCATCGTTCAAAGAATTAATAATGATATCCATTGCCCGTAATGCGTCAATGCGTTTCGTGTAATTGATGTTTGCCATATTTCCACCCCCTTAAATATCAACGCCCACATGATGGATTATTACGGGCGCGCCGTTCCAATTGGTTACTTTATGCCATGCGGTGAATAATTGCCCCGTGCAGTCATACGCGGACGGGCGCGGAATTATTCGAACGTCATTTTCAAAAAATTCGGCGGGATCTACTCCCGCGGGAACGGTTAACAATTCCGTGTAGCCATCAATCCCGTAGTTTACTAACATAAGGCGGCGGGAGCGTTCCGCACTTTTGCGGGAGTCCGCGCGCCTGTTATAATCGCGAATGTCCTTTTTTATTTGATAGGAAAACTTATCGTTTGCCCCGCAAAAGTAAAGCAGTTCATAAGCCTGTTTCAAGTCCTCTTTTGATCTTATAATCATGTTTACACCCCCTCAAGTATTGCGACCATGTGACCCGCTTTTCTTGTCATCGAATACCATGCGGAATAGTCGATGTTTTCGCCGTCTTTGTCGCATTTATACCAACATTTCATACCGTCAGACATTTCACCGCATACGGTAAAGTGAAAACGCCCTAAAATAACGCCGTTGTCAATGTCTAATTCGTAAGCCCTCATTGATTTTCTTTTGATCGAATAGTATTCTTTCATCTTGCGCCCCCTTTACATGATGTCATCTAGATCAATTTTCCCGTCCTCTATTGCCTCAAGGATCATTGATAAAAAGTAATCCGTTGAACAGTCATATTTTTCGCAAATTTCATCAATCTGTTTATCTTCAAAATCCTGTAAATAAACGCTAATTCTTGTCATGTTTTGCCACCTTTCCTTTCTACTCTAATTGAAATAGTCCGCAAGCCGTTCCCCTGTTTCAGAATCAACAACAACGCCCTGTATAAATTCGGCGCAAGTCTTTGCGTCATCTAGCGTTTCAAAATATAGAACGCTTTGCCCCGTCAATACTTGATATCTTTTCATTTGATCACCCCCTAAAAAATGAAGTCCGTATAAACTACGGTTGAACCCTTAAGCATTACGCCATTGCTCCATGCGTCATCAAAATGCGGGTTTTCATAACGCTTTGTAGATCTGTCATAATCGCCACGGATTAAAACCTGCTTTTCGGTCGGGTATTCGACCGGCTTGCGGGTGAAAAAATCGCCCTTTTTGAGATCTGATATTTTGACTGCTACCATAGAAACACCTCCTAGCCTATGCAACTCTCATTGATGGAAACAACCGCGCGTTCCATAGCGGCGTAACACTTTGCCCAATCCCCACGGCAGACGGTAACACCCGCCAATTCGGGGGAATCGTAGCGGCGCAAAACGTGCGTGCCGTGATCAAAAAAGATGATAAATTCTGTGCCATCGTTCGCGTAGTGGTTAGTTATGAAACTCATAAATACCTGCCTTTCGTGCTAGTTATGGGCATATTGCGCGCCCTGTTATCATGTCAAGTATAGCATTATTTCAATAATACATCAAGCATTATTTCCATAATTTTAGATTTTTTTTCGGGAGTGATCATCGCGGGAAAAGTAAATAGAGAAAATATAACAAGATTGAAACATAATGGAACAAAATGGAACGTTTTGACACACTCCGAAACATTGACAAATTGAAATAAGGGGGTTTATGATGGGAGATTTTAAACAGGATCAGAAAACGGCAACGGGAGCACCGGAAACAGACGTGACCGCCGTTGCAAACGATGATCAATTTAAAATATATAATAATAGTATTTATTTCTATGTGGATGATCTAATATCACGCCAATATGATAACAAGTCTATAGAGGAACTAAAACAAGACAGGTCTTTTTTCCCATGCCTTGTGAACTATGTATATATAAACTATTTAGGTGATCTATTTAAAAACAAAATTGAATATAAAATGCAAGGCATAAAACCACGCTATGATGATATAAAAACAATAGATAGTATATTTAATATATATCTATCATTGGTCTATAGATATAAATTTAATAACAGACCTAGTATAACAGAATTCTCTTTATTTACGGGTATCAGTAAAGATACTATATACCAATGGTTAAAGGGAGATGTAGATAGTTATATATTAAATAATACAAGTGAAGACAAGCGGCGGTATATTACTTCTGAATATGCTGATACGGTTAAAAGGTGGCAAATGGCTAGTGAACAATCTTTGGTAGATGGTAACGGGGTGATGGAAATATTCTTGCTCAAAAGCGTTCACGGTTTCAAAGACACCGCCCCCGTAGAGATCAACGTCAACCACAAGCCATTGATTGACGCCGATAATTTGCCGGACTTGATCGGCATAAAATAGCAATATTTAATAATAATAATTGCCATTGATGATCATGCCGAAATAGGGCTATCATGGAAACCCTGTATCTATGCGGGTTTCACGGATGTTTCACAAACTATTCGCAAAAGACATCTTTTGCGAATAAAGCGTGAAACGTTTCACGGGGTGATCCTATGGCGGTGGATGTGATCTTGTCGGGTCGGTGATCCTGTCAACCGTTGGGGTGATCCCGTCCAACTGTAAAGGGGTGTTGGGGTCTGTATGGGATTGCATCGGGGCGGGGTTAGTGCCAAAAATATCCCCAAGAAATAAAAGGGTCATTTAGGGATAATAATTATATATACAAAAACGGGGTATACAGAAATGGTGTTTAGGTTTTTATTTACAGTACCGAACTTGGAACTTTATCAAGATATAGATTCTGATACATACGATAGGGCATTAAACTTTTTTAATAAACAGGGGAAATGCGATATTAAACAGGTTGTAAACATGACTACGGGCGAAATTATTTATACTTCTACGGATTTTGAGGGGAAAAATGGCAAGTAAAAAACTGATTGATAGGGTAAACAGTTACGATATGTACGTCCTACAGGACGGAAAAGATCAAAAGTCTGTACGAAAACGTGCTTTTGAAGAACAGACTATGCTTGCCTACACACAGGCGGTTCATGTTGCGCTTGAAACAGAAAAGGATATTGAGTACGGGCTTAAATTATCGCATAGAGTTAAAAACCTTTTGAATGACTATGCTTTGTCTAAAGGGTTTTATACAGGTGGCATATTCCAACTTGAGGAATACTACAAGAAATTAGATCAAGAGTGTACACCTGTTAAGTATTACTACGAGGTATTGTACCTAGAAGCCCCTTACCTGTTTGACAGTTACTTGTTATATCTTGAGAAAAACAGGGAATACAATCGCAAGTTTTACCTGCCGCGCCGGAAATGCCTTTTGAAAACGGGTATCGTACAGGCACTACAGGATCTTGAAGATGGCAAACTTGATATACTGTCTATCTCGATGCCGCCTAGTACGGGAAAAACAACGCTTGAGAAATTCTTTCAGACTTGGGTAATTGGCAAATACCCCGAAGATAGCAACTTGTTTTTCTCGCATAGCGGAGAGATCACTAGGATGTACTATGACGGGATCTACGATATTTGCACAAGTGAAGAGTACACTTGGCAAGAGTTGTTTCCCGAAATCAAACTTACAAGCACCAACGCAAAGAGTGAGCAGATCAACTTCGGGGCTTATAAGCCGTTTCCAAACGTTCAGTGTACGTCCATTGGCTCAAGTAATGCAGGTAAAGTCCGTTGTAACCACCTGCTGATGTGCGATGACCTTATCGGTGGTATCGAAGTTGCCTTGAACAAGAACCAACTTGACAAACTGTGGGGGATCTACACGGTTGACGCAAGGCAGAGAAAGATGGACGGGTGTAAAGAACTGCATATAGCGACCCGTTGGTCGGTGCATGATGTGATTGGACGCTTGCAGAACGTATACGAGGGCAATGACAGGGCAAGGTTTATTGCAATACCCGATATTGACCCCGAAACTAACGAAAGCAATTTCATGTATGACATAAATGGCTTTTCTGTGGACTTTTACAACGAGCAAGCCCTGTTGATGGATGATGTGTCATACAGATGCCTTTACAAAAACGAGCCGATTGAGCGCGAGGGTCTTTTGTATCACAAGGACGAACTTCGGACATACCTTTCGTTGCCCGAAAGAGAACCGGATGCGATCATTGGTGTCTGCGATACGAAAAACAAGGGTACTGACTATCTCGTTATGCCTGTTGTGTATCAATACGGCGAGGATTATTACTGCGTAGATGCTATTTGTGACGATTCTGCTGACTACGGGCTACAGTACGAGAAACTTGCAAGCAAGATTTGCGAGCATAATATGCAACAGGTCGAGTTTGAAAGCAATAACGGCGGTGATCGAGTGGCTTTTGAGGTTGAAAAGCGGGTAAAAGAGCGTGGCGGTAGATGCAATATCACTAGCAAGCCGACAGAAACCAACAAAGAAACCCGTATCATTGTCAACGCTGATTGGGTGAAAAAGAACGTGATCTTTCGTGACGAGAGCCTTTTTACCGCAAAATCCGATTACGGAGTGTTTATGCGGTGGCTTTTATCATATAGCGTGGCGGGAAAGAACGTGCATGATGATGTGCCGGACTGTATGGCAAACTTTGCACTCTTTATCACGCGGCAATTAAGAGCAGTTGTAACGGTTACAGGAAGATTTTTCTAAAAAACGAGGGGAGTACAAGCATGACAACAGAAAAATACTTGAGCAGATTGAGTTGGTTGGCAAATACGATCATAAGTCGGGATGAAAAACTGACCGTTGACAGGTCAAGAGCGACAAATATGGTCGCACCAACGGACAATGAACCTGTCCAAACGTCACCAAAAGACACGTTGTGTGAGATTTTGAGTGGTGTAGTAGACATGGACAAGGAATTGAGCGGTTATGTGGACGAATTTAAGTACATCATGGGGCAGGTTAACGCATTATCAGAGCCGCTTGCACCTGCTTACCTGTTTAGGCGGTACGGAAGATGCCAAACTGTAAGAGAGATTGCGCGGGAAATGAAAATTTCAAGATCCACCGTGTACCGCGTTCACCATGAAGCCCTTGACGAATTTGAGGATTTGTGGGGTGAAATTTACCTAAAGTCAAAAGATTTTTCAATTATGGAACATTTTGGAACACTTTGACACACTTTGGAACACTTTGGAACGTTGACATATAGTTTTGGGCAATGTTATGTTACAAACGAAGTAGTGTGAAGAGCGTTATTTTTGCATACTTCGTCACCAATACACCCATAAGACGCAAGACGCAATACCCCCATCATGAGAAACACCGTTCGATCACCGGACGGTGTTTTTCGTGAAAGGTCGGAGAGAGTATGGCAGTTACGGTTTCAAGCGAAAACACAAGCACAATCATAAGCAGTCATGTAAACCTTGTTGGCAAACTGATTGGTCGCAAAAAAATTCATACGGACGAAATCGCGGTAACAGACAAGAACGTGTCTGCAATCGTGCAGTACGCCTTAAATGGCGATCACGCCGCAAACCGCAACCAAATGGACTACCTGTTCAAGTACGAGAGGGGGTTACAACCCGTCCTTGACAGAGAAAAGTCAATTCGCCCCGATATTTGCAACGTGGTTGTTGAAAACCATGCAAGCGAGGTTGTGGATTTCACAGTCGGCTACCAAGCAGGTAATCCGATCAATCTTGTTGCGAGAAGCGTCAACACAGAACTCAAGCACTCTGATGCAAGAATCGTAAAAGTCAACGAAATGCTTGCAGAGGAGAGCAAACAGGCAAAAGACATTGAGTTATTCCGCAACTTTCAGATTTGCGGTTTAGGATATCTCATGGTTCTGCCAAAGTACGAGCAGTTAGGCTTATCGCCGTTTGATCTTCTTGTACTTGATCCGAGAAACACGTTTATCGTGTATAGCAATGATGCATATGAGCGTCCGATGATTGCGGTAACGTATAGCGTTATGGAGAATGGCACAAAACGCGTTACTGCATACACAGAGGACTTTGTATATGAGTTTGGCGTAGATGTAAGCGGTGGAACAAACGAATTTACAAAAACACCGAACATCTTACGCATGATCCCGATTATCGAGTTTGCGGCAAACAACGATTACGCCGGATGCTTTGAAAAAGCAATCCCGCTTATGGACGCGATCAATGACATTAACTCCAACAGGGTGGATGACATTGAGCAGTTTGTGCAGTCAATCCTTTGGTTGCATAACGCGGAGTTGTCAGAAGATGCCAAGAGAGAACTTGCCGAGGGCGGTGGCATTTTGCAGACCCGTAGCGTTGGCAACGGGCAGGATGCAAAAGTTGTTTATCTGACGCAGACACTTAACCAAAACGAAACACAGACGTATGTAAATTACCTGTACGAGCAGATTTTACAGATTTGCGGTGTTCCGTCTAGGGAAAAGGCAAGTGGCGGCAATACAGGAAGTGCGATGTATCTGTCCAACGGTTACGAACAGGCAGAGAGCCGCGCAAAGGCTATGGAATCCATGTATAGCCGTTCAATGCTCAAGGTTGTTGAGTTGATCTTGCGTATTTGCAAGTTATCCGTAAACGTTGATGCCGATGTAAAAGAACTTGAAACAAGATACATTGACATTGAGTTTAGCCGCGATAGAACATATGACCTTGCGAGCCGAACAAACGCTCTTGCAACGTTACTCAACATGGGTATCGAGCCGCTTCACGCAATGAGAACGGTGGATCTGTTCAATGACGTTGAAACCGTTTACCACGATTCTGTTGAGCGTATTGACAAGGTTTTGTTTGACGGTAGCAATGAAATCGACAACAAAGTCAATGTTGATAGCACGAACGCAGGTATAAACGTTACAGAAGCGACCATAAACGAAAACGAAGATGGCACAGGCAACGGAACTGAAATTTGATGAACTCAATAGGCTAAACGGCAAAAAGGCAATTCCTTACCGTGAGTTTTTTGGGAAAATGCATATTTCAGTCGCTCAAATGAAACGGCGAATCGAAATCGCAGAAGCATTTGAGGATGCCATGTTGCTAGTCTTTGCATATTGGCTCATACGCGATGATTTAGGCTTGTCTGAAATGGACATGAAGAAGTTAGCATACGAGCAGTTAGAAGCCGTGTATGAGCGTTATACGAAGTCTGACGGGTATCTTGAAACGCACTTGAACAATTTGGTGAACGAGATCATAGATGTAACGGCAAGACATACCTTGCCAACACCGGATACAACGGCTGACAACGGTAACGCTGACGGTGACACACCATATTGGACAAGCAGAGATAGAGCGCAGATCATTGCAGAAAACGAAGCAAATTCGTTTGAAAATTACAACGAATACAGGGATGCCAAAGCAAGAGGATACACCAAAAAGCGGTGGCTGACAGAAAAAGACGATAAAGTGCGGCTCACGCACGAACTTGTTGATGAAAAGACGGTCAATATTGACGGTCTTTTTTTAGTTGGCGATTCCTTGATGCGGTTTCCGCATGACACAGAATATGATCCCGACCCGAACGAGATCATAAATTGCAGGTGCGCTTGCATATATGAGTGAAAGGCGAAACGCCTAGTATAGAGAGTTGACGCATGGCGGGGTATGTTCCCGCCGCTCTCTACCTACGGAAAGTGAGGTAGAGAATGGAAATTTGGAAAGATATTGAGGGATTTGAGGGCAGATACCAAATCAGTAATTTTGGCAATGTAATGAGCCTAAATTATATGTCAAGAGGGTTCGCGAATCTCCTTAAACAAAAAATCAACAACAAAGGGTACGCTTGGGTGGATTTATGGAAATATAACAAATCGCACCCAATGCAAGTGCATAGGTTAGTAGCGCAAGCATTTATTGAAAATCCTAAAAATTTGCCATTTGTTAATCACAAAGATGAAAACCCGTTAAATAATAACGTCGAAAATTTGGAATGGTGTACGCAGAAATATAACACACAATATTCTTTGAATTTGCACCCCGAAAGATATAAGCGAAACGGATATATAAGACATCGTAATTTTGGTGCATATAAGCATTCAAGGCGAGTTAGACAAATCGATATATTAAGCGAAGAAGTAGTGCGTGAATATAACTACATTGCCGAAGCCGGAAGAATTTTAGGGAAAAACGAATACGGAATCCGAGAGTGTTGCCTCGGAAAAAGGAAAACTGCATATGGGTATAAATGGGAGTTTTGCGATTAGCAAGGCTCTTTTTTATATACAGACAAAGAGTTAGAGAAAACTCATTCAAAAACACATTTAGTGCGGAGATGCACAGTAAAAAGCACGAAAGGGAAAGGTAATTGAATATGGCAGAGGACGCAAAGGTTTTAGAAACCACAGTAACAGGAGCGGAAGATGTTTCGGCAGAAACAAGTGCAGAAGAACGTGTTGCGGAACTTGAAAGACAGTTATCGGAGCGCGAGAACGCATTAGCCGAAGCGGAAAAGAAGTACGGCAAACTCAAAGGCACGTTGGATTCAAAACTCAAGGAATTGGGTGACATGACCAAGAAAGAGCGCGAGAGGATGACCGCAGAAGAACTTGAACGTCAAGAGATCGAAGAGATCAAGAAGCAGAACGAGCAGTTGCTTAAAGAGCGCGAGATCGTAAACGCAGAACGCAGATTCATCCAAAGCGGATGTGATGCGGAACTTGCAAACGAGGGCGCAAAAGCGTTGATCGACAACGATTACGATGCTTTGTTTGGCGTTATTGGAAAGATGCTTGACAAGAAAGTTGCGGCTGAAAAGTCCGAACTTCTGAAAACGATGCCAAAACCACAAGGCGGTTCATCGAAGTCAACGATGACAAAAGCAGAATTTAACCGTCTTGGCTACAACGATAGGGTGGCTCTTTTAGAAAAAGACCCCGAGTTATACAAACAACTTACAAATTAAGACAAGGAGAGAAAAAAGATGGCACAGACAAAGTTAAACAATCTTGTTAATCCGCAGGTTATGGCTGACATGATCAGCGCAACTCTGCCTAGCAAGATCAAATTCTCCCCCATTGCAGGTGTAGATACCACGCTTGAGGGAAGAGCAGGTAACACGATCACAGTACCGAAGTTTGGTTACGTTGGTGCGGCAGTAGAAGTTGCAGAGGGTGTTCAGATGGATACCACGCAGATGTCTACCACAACCACAACCGCAACTGTTAAGAAAGTTGGTAAGGCAGTTGAGATCACAGATGAAGCGGCTTTATCCGGTTATGGCAATCCTCTGAACGAAGCGGCTAGACAGTTAACAATGGCTATCGCTGACAAGGTTGACTATGATCTTTACTATGCACTTGCAGGTGCATCTACAGTTTATGCGGCAGTATCCGCGCCGATTTCTTATTCGAAACTCGTTTCCGCAAACGCACAGTTTGACGATGAGAACGAATCCACATCCAAGATTCTGTTCATCGCTCCCGCACAGGAAGAGAAACTGCTTCGGGATTCCGATTTTATCGCGGCTGATCGTATTAAGGCAGACGTTGCTATCGATGGATACGTTGGACGTATCGCAGGTATGAACGTTGTTAAGTCCAAAAAGGTTACGCTTGTTAAGTACGAGAAAGACAACGATGACGGAACGATCACGATTGTTGCAACATCAGAATCCGAGGATTCCACGCACAAGTATCTTTCCACCATTCAGCCGAACTGTGCAAGCGCACTTATTGTAGGCGATAAGGTTAAAGCGGCGGCTACAAACTACTATGCTAACCCCATCGTAGTTGTTGATGTTGCTGATCCGAAAGAAGCACCGAGTGCTGATGGCTTTGCAGTAGGTCAGCCGGCACTTACCGTTTACATGAAGAGAAACGTTATGGTTGAATCTGACCGCGACATTCTTGCAAAGACTACGGTTATCTCCGCAGACGAGCATTACACGGCAGTCCTGTCCAATGACAGTAAGGTTGTGCTTGCGAAGTTTGGCGCATAAGAGGTGGTTTAGTGGGAATGTTGTTAAGACGTAGGCTTGATAATGTTAATAAGGCAAAGGGAGCAACCACTTTAGAAGAGGTTGCCCCGATGCCTACCCATAACAAAGAAAAGGTTACAGAAGAACCCAAAGTTGAGGTTGTCAAGGAAGAACCCAAAAAGAAAGCAAACCGCAATGACATCATGAGAATGAATGTTGCTACGGTAAGAGCCTACGCAGAAGAACAGGGTATTGAGGGAGCATCCGCAATGAGCGGCGCAGAACTCAAGAGAATCCTTGTCAACAAGTTATTCGAGGAAGAGTAAAACTATGGCAGTAAACACAACCGCATTTGAAACCGAATTGAAAGATGATCTTACGGCTGAAATCGCAGGTAGCGGTGAAACAGTTTTAGAGAATGTCCTTGCGATCAAGGTTAAAGCGGTTGTACGCGAACTGCTCTCTATCCGAGGATACGAAAATTCGGGCATGACTGATGAAGAAATCGAAGCAGATTTGCCACGCTTTTACACGCAATGTATGAACGTAACCCGTTATGACTATAACCAAGTCGGAGCAGAGGGTGAAGAAACCCATTCCGAGAATGGTATAAGCCGCAGATACATTGAGCGTGGGAAGATGTGGGCAGGTGTTGTACCGTTTGCGAGGGTATAAAAATGAGAACTCTTGTTAGAAATCAGCAAAAACTGTATTACGCAGAACTGATTGATAGCGAACCCATATATGCACTCGATGAAAACGGCAATAAGATTGTATCCTATGTGGACGATTCAGTTATACCGCCTGTTGTTTATTACGAGGAACGCGGTGTTACGGAAAAGCATTACTCCGAGCCTGTTCCTTTTGAAGCAAATATTGCACAGAGCAACGGTGACATGAGGGAGCAAGAGTACGGACTTTCAGAGGGTTCGTATGAAGCAATCCTTGTTACTGAAAAGGGAAAATACCCGATTACCAAGACGTGTCTGATTTGGCACACAACAGAACCGGAAGTAGACGATCAAGGTTACGCGATAGCCGCAAGTGCTGATTACACTATCTTGAGCATCAACAAGTCCTTAAATGTGGATAAGTATGTTTTAGGTAAGGTAGTAAAAAATGGCTAGAAAGATCATTACAAACATTAGCACACAACAGTTAAACCAAACGATTGATGAATTACATCAATACGCGCAAAGGCTGACTGAAAGGTGCGAACAGTTTGTTAGTGAACTTGCAGACATAGGCATTGAAGTTGCTAGAGCAAATCTTACGCCGTTAGTAAATGATACAGACGGTCATACGTTAGACCTGTCAAGCATGGTGTTATTCTCAAAAGAAGTTTCTTTTGATACAGAAACCGCTACTTGTATCATTCTTCCCGAATCCCATGTGTTTGCTACCGAATGGCAGTCCGGCAGTGCAGTTGTAGATCCATTGCTGATGTACGAGTTCGGTAGTGGTATGTATGCCGTAGATGGACACAGAGGTACGTTTCCGAATCAGAAATATGCTTTCGATCCCAAAGGTTGGTATTGGAAAGATTTAGACGGAGTAACACACCGTTCTTTCGGTATTCAGCCCACAAGACCGTTGTTCAAGGCAAAAGAAGAAATGTCAGAACAGATACACGCAGTTGCAGAGAGGGTTTTTGAACTATGAGTTGGGTTGCTGACAGGCAGACAACTATATATTCTAGGGCGAGCGCGTTGTTGCGATCTAGGCTTGGAAAGAAGTACAAGAACCTAAATGTAACGCAAGACAATGCCAATCCCACAGATGCACAGTTACCGACAATATACATCGCGTTCGTAGCGGCAAGTGAGAGAGGGCAGACGTTGGACGGTACGTCAATAAACGCCGTTGTAATGACCGCAGAGGTTCATGTAAAGACTTCAAGCGCACAAGGAGCGATAGTCAATAATGACATTGCGTGGGAAGTGGTTGAAGCCTTTAAGTCAATGAGATTTGACGCAACGATGCCACCGATGGCAACAAGCAATTATGACGGTGTTTACGAATCCGTTTCAAGATTTACAAGAATTATCGGACAGGGTGATGTGATTTAAGTCTAGGTCGCATCACTTTTACTTTAAAAAAACTAAAAGGAGAGAAAAACATGAGTGCTACCATTATGGGATTGTCTACTTTAGGCGTAGGACTTGGATACGGCGTTGAAACTGTTGCCGGAAATAAGCCGAGTTCATTTACGCAGTTAGACAGAATCAATAACATCGGCGGTATCGCAATGAGCGTTGAGCAGATTGATGCATCCGCTCTTGAGGATTATCAGACCAAATACGTTGCAGGTAGAGCAGATACGGGCGGCGAGTGGGCAGTAACCGTAAACTTTACGGATGAAACCGCAACACAGTGGGGTAATCTGATCGATGCTTACAACACTGCACAGGCAAGCGGTCTTAACCTTTGGTTTGAGGTTACGCTCCCGAATCAGAGTGATGCGTTCTTCGTTGTTGCACAACCCCCGCAGGTTCTTCCTATGCCGGAGATTGGACAGAACGAACTGCTCACGATGGAAATTTCCCTTACCGTTGTTGAATACAAGGGTTGGGATTCAAAGGTGTCTTTTTAACTGCGAACTTGGCTTCGTTGGCACTTGGTTCGCTTGTTTTAAGTCCAACATTTGCGCCGACAACTTACGCTTATACCACAAATTCCACGAACGTTTCCGATACGTTGTCCTATACAACGGCAGACGCGGATGCACAGGTTTCGCTTAAACTGAATGGTTCGGCGATTTCTTCCCCCGTCATTACTTGGACGCTCACTACGGATACCGTGGAAGCAAAGGTAGAAGTCGGAAGTTTGGCAAACACTTACACAATTACTTGCACACATACCCCGTAAGAAATACGGAGTTTGTGATAAAAGGGCGGTGGAAACACCGTCCTTTCCCTTGCAAGGGGCAAGGGATAAACGTTTTGTTTTAGGGGAAAGGACAGGTGTTAAAAACTATGGCAAAGAACAGATTTACCATCAATGGTGTTACCTACACCGCAAAACCGTTTGATTTTGATATGATCTGTGATCTTGAGGACATGGGGGTTTCTTTTGAACGCATTGACAAGATGCCCATGTCATTGATCCGCGCCTATTTTGCAATATGTGCGGAAACAAACAAGGCACAGTCTGCGGCATTGCTTCAAAAGCACATGATAAGCGGCGGCAAGATAGATGATATTGCTGACGCAATGTCGAAAGAGATGGAAAACTCGGATTTTTTTCGCGCTTTCCAACAGGAAGAGGACAAGACTTCTACGGAGAACAAGAGAAAAGCGAAAGAATCGAGCGAGGAATTGCAAGATACAACTCTGCTAGAGAATGGATCGAAGTAGAGTGGTTACCATATGCATTGTCTATGGGCGTTGATTTAGCCGAATTTTGGCATTTAACACCCCATAGCCTACAACTTATAGCCAATGGTTTTAACGTGGCTTATAAGCGGCAATTAGAGCGCGACAACGCCATTGCACATTTACAAGGTGCATATGTGGCAGAAGCACTCATGGCAACGGTTGGGAATATGCTTTCGGGTAAATCGTCAAAGAAGCACGAATACCCCGATAAACCATATGATCTCAACCTAGATAACGATAAACAGGAAAGAGAAAAGGAAAGGCAACTTGAGTTATTCAAAGCGCAGTTATCGCTGACAATGAATAACTTTAATCTTTCAAAAGAAAAAGGGCGAAGTTAAAACACTTTGCCCTTTATTTTTTTAGGGAACTATGGCAAACAATTTCGATAACCTGTCAATTCAAATAACGGCTAGTGCTACAAGAGCAATCAACCAAGTAAATAAACTTGCGGATGCCCTTATAAACTTGAACAATGCCCTTAATGGTGTAAACGCGGGAAATCTCGATGTCGTTTCCAAGTCCGCAGAACGCATGGGAGATAGCATTCAGAAAATCCGTGGTGGCGCAAGAACCGTTAAAACGCTCACAAAGAATCTGACTGCAATCGGAAGTGTAAAAACCAACGTAGCGCAAACGGCTGACGCGGCTGAAAATCTCGCAAATGCTTCGGGCGAAATGGCAAACGCCACAAAAGATGCCGGAGAGAGCGCAGGTGGTAACGCAACCAATGGTTTCCAAAAGTTTACGAACACGCTAAAGAACGTTGGAACTGCAATGTCCAAAGCGTTTCAGCATTCTAATAACGTATTTAAAGGCATCAAAAAAGTCGGAAAATCATCTAAATCATCGTCTGTATCCGCAAGCGGTCTTGCAAAAGAGTTACTTCGCGTTGGAAAGATGATGAAACTGATGATTACCCGTATGGTCTTAAGAAAGATTATTTCGGGAATCGGTGACGGATTTAAAAACTTGGCTCAATATAGCAGTCAAGTTAACGCAAGTATTTCTTTACTTTGGAACTCATTTAGGCAGTTGGGCAACTCCATAGCGGCGGCAGTTAGCCCGTTATTGAACGCATTTGCTCCCGCACTCAACTACCTTATTCAGTTGATTATAAAAGCCGTAAACGCGATCAATCAGTTGATTTCTGCATTGCTTGGTCTTGGTACATGGACTAGGGCAAAAACCCTTACTGATGATTACGCAAAATCGCTTGAAAAAGCAGGTGGAGCGGCTAAAGAACTCAAAAAGACTGTACTTGGTTTTGATGAGTTGAACCAATTACAGGACAATAAAAATAGCGGTGGCGGTGGAACTTCTCCGGCTGATATGTTTGAGGAAGTTGCCGTAGCCAATAAATGGAAGAAAATTGCCGCAGATTTGATGAAGCCTATTAAAGATGCTTGGAATAAAGTAGGCGATCAAGTAGTTAAATCTTGGCAAAAGGCTATGAAGCGCGTCAAAAAGTTAGGAAAAGACGTTGCGAGAGATTTCTTCAAGATGTGGACGGAAGATGAAACCACGAAAGTGTTTGAAAACATCTTCTTGACCATTAAAAACATTGGAGATCTTGTTGGAAATCTTGCAAATTCCTTTGATAGGGCTTGGAACAAAAACTCCGTTGGACTTCGTATTTTTGAAAAAATGCGAGATCTTGTCGGTATTGTTGCTAGTGGAATTGAAAAGATCACCGCTTCATGGGCGAAATGGGCAGAATCTATTGATTTTTACCCGATGCTTTCTAGTTTTTCGGGTTTATTAGAAGCACTTAAAGCACCTGCTGAATTTATAATGGGCGTTTTGAGTGATATCAACGATCATTTTCTGCAACCTGTTATTGGTTGGCTCATTGAAGAGGGTATTCCAAAACTTACAAACGTATTTACAGACTTTGTAAACAAAGTTGATTGGGATACTCTTCGTGACCGGATTGACAGAGTAGCAACCGCGCTCGCTCCATTTGCAAAAGCAGTTGGAGAGGGTCTTATTCAGTTTATGGGGAAAGTTGGCGATAAGATTGCCAAATTCCTTAATTCTGACACTTGGGATGCATTTATTGACACGCTTATCAAGTGGTCAGAAGAAGTAGACGCTGATGATGTTGAACATGGTCTTACCATAATTGCCAATGCGTTAATTGCTTACGAAAGCATGAAATGGTTATCAACTATAGCATCGGGATTAAAAGCGTTCTTTGGAGCGTTTGGCGGTGCAAGCGCGGCAGGTGGTGCGGCAAGTAGCGCGGCAGGTGGATTTAGTGTCTTGGCAGGTGCGCTAGAAGTGCTTGGCGCGGTTTGGGCAGGTCTTGCACTAGCAGAAACACAAAAAGATAAATGGTTTGCTTCATGGGGTGAACGTTTAGGTATTGCAAAAGAAGATACCGACCGCATGGCTGAACATTACAAAGGCATTAGTGGCTCTCTAAAAATGGCTAAAGATGCCTTTAATCTTTATAAGGGCGCAATTACAGGTGATCTTGTTGAGATCAGAAACGAAGAGGGCGAACTTGTAAACACTAACGCGGGTCTGATTGATGCTCTGCATGGTACGGTAGTTGAACACGCAAAGGCAACTGCTGAAATTAAGAAGAATACGGCTGACAAAATAAACTCTTATAAACAGGAAAACAAAGAGTTTGCGTTTATGTCGGAGCATAGTCAGACGTTAGTGGAACAGACTGCTAAAAAGGTTAAGGACGCAACTTCAAGCATGGACGCGTCATTTGCAACGTCCAAAACCAACATTTCCCGTGACATGAGTGCTACAGAAAGAAACATTCAGATGTCTGTTACTAACATTTCTAGTAACTTCACGGAAGATAAATGGACATTTAGCGGTGTGGCTGATGGTTTAAGGAGAACATTTGAAGATGCCGTTCAAGGCGTTAAAGGGATTTGGAACGGACTTGCAGATTCTTTGAGTGGTTCTTTCACAATAGGAACTAAATCTTTCAACATTAAACTGCCGCATTTATATGCCGATGGCGGTTTCCCGTCACAGGGTTCGATGTTTATAGCCGGAGAGAGTGGCGCAGAACTTGTTGGTAACATCAACGGCAGAACGGCAGTTGCAAATAGTGATCAGATCACAAGCGGTATTGCACAGGCGGTTTATTCCGCAATGGTGAGCGCAGGTGGAAACGGTGGTAGCACACGTTACATCAACAACACCATTCAGATTGACGGAAAGACAATCGCTAGAGCAGTAACAGTAGGACAGGACAAGTTAAACAGACTTTACAGTCCAACAATGGCATAATGGCATTTTTAGCCTCCTAAATTCTTCAACAGAGGGGATGTCAAGATCATGGCATCCCCTCACTCTCACGGAGAAAAAACATGAGTTTGAACTTTGTATTCAAAGTAAACGGTGTTGATTGTCCAACGCCTAGTAAATTTGGTTGGTCATTACAGGATATTTCTAGCCCCGATAGCGGTAGAACACTTGACGGGCTGATGTGGAAAAACCGCGTTACGCAAAAAGAGAAGATAGAACTTGCATGGAACGCTCCCGACAATGCTAAAGCGGCACAGGTTCTACAGATGTTTCAACCGGAATACTTTGAACTTACCTATAGAAGTCCATTAACAAACAGTATTGTCACAAAGACATTTTACGTTGGTGACAGAACGGCATCAACTTATTGGTGGCTAAATAATGGATTGTTTGAAGCGATTTCATTCAATGTAATTGAGAGATAACTATGATTCCTACAAGTAGTGCTTATAAACAACAACTGATAGCGGGTAACAGAAATTACGTTGTAAAGGCAGAAATGATCCTTGCAGACGGAACAAACCTTATCCTTGATAACGAAAAACTTTGGGAACAGGGCGTTGTTATAAGCAATGCAATTTCAGATGACAATAGTTTTAACATTGGATCTGCGATTATTGGAAATCTGAAACTTGTAATTGATAATATTTCGGGATATTACAACGCATACGATTTTGTAAATGCTCATATTGTCCTGTTTATGGGCGTTACAGGTGATCTTGATGAAAATGACGATCAAGTTTACTACAGAATCGGCTTTTATGTTGTAGACGATACCGAATATAATGGCTCTCTTATTACTCTTGATTGCCTTGACAATATGACGTGGTTCGATGTGCCGTTTAGCGGAGTTACGGGCGTTTCTTACCCTACAACCGCAGGTGAATTAGTTGCGTCAATTTGCTCGCACGTTGGCGTAACGTTAGGCGTTGCACATTTTCAGAATTATACAATGGCTATTTCCGCAGAAAGCGGAGCATGGCTTGCAGAAAATGACGTAAATTGCCGTGAAGTATTGCAGTATGTAGCGCAGAAATGTTGTTGCTATTGCAAAATTAATACCGCAGGTGAGTTAATCCTTACTTGGTATGACAAAAACGCCATTATAGGGCTTACATCCTTTGATGGCGGTACATATAGCACGAATACAACTCCGTATTCAGATGGTGACGATGTTGACGGTGGTTCGTTTGATCCGTGGGATACAGGCGATGTTGCAGACGGTGGCACATTTGTACAGTTACAAAACGGTGCATGGCTGACAAACAACTTTGAAATGAACGTTGCTACGGATGAAATCGTAGTTACGGGATGTCGCGTAAGATCCACAAGCGGTAATGATGACGAGAAATATGATGAATTATGGGTTGATGCAACTGTTGAACAGGATCATGACCGTTATGTGTTAGTGATTGAAAACAACCCGCTTATTATTGCAAGTGAAGCCGCAAGCGTAGCAAATATTGTTGGTTCTATTCTTGCGGGGCTTCCAATTAGGGCGTTTACTTCGTCATCTTTAAATGACATATCCTACGAAACAGGGGATATGGTAACGATCATAGATTTTAGAGGAAACATTTATTATACATGGATCACAAACTTAACGTTTACGATCAACAACTCTGAAAATTTTGGTTGCGGTGCTGAAAGCATCAGAAAAAGAGAAGAAACAAGGTATTCGGAAGCGGCTAAAACGCTTGCAGAAGCAAACATAAACGCAAGTACATTGTTGTCTGACTATGACAGGGCGGTCAAGGCAATGGACGAACTTGCACAAAACGCAATCGGCTATTACGAATACGATTACGATGACGGTAGCGGTAACATTATGTATCGTTTTGATAGTGTTGCCGATACACCGTCTGTCGGAACTGCTGATCCTAAATTTCCGAACTCAAATAATGTATTCAAAATTAGCGGTGACGGTGTATTTGTTGCAAGCAGAGCAAACGGAGATATTGACCCCGATGGAACGTGTCATTATTCCAATGGTTATGACGCAAATAGTGGTACGGCAATTTTAAATCTCATTTATGCCATTGGAATAAATTGTGATTGGATTCATGCGGGTACGCTTACGCTTGGTGGCAACAATGATGTAAACGGTGTTTGCTCTGTTAAAAATGCAAGCGATACAGAGGTTGTCCGTTTAGACGAAAACGGAATTACGGCAAATGCGGGTACGTTTAATGGCAACGTGACAATCAGCTCAAACGGCTCACTTGGTACATTTGGTACTGCTTCATCCATGAACGGATTTCTTGCAAAAAACGGAAGCCTTGGAATTTCCGCAGACAGGGGTACTTCGTGGTGTGGAATGGCGTTTGGCACAGAAGCGTCAGAAAAGACAGGATGGAGCAATGCAATTTGCGCCTTGTGGAACGGCGGCGATGGTGGTGGCGGTTTTCATGTAATAAACGGCACTCCAATTAGAACAGACCCACAGACATTTACTGCATTAAAATACAACGTTCTTGAATTTTGGCGTACGCTTGTTCTTCGGGCTTGGCTAGACGAGGGCGGTTTTCAAACTGCATCCGACAGAAACAAAAAGAAAAACATTAAGGAACTTGCGGCAAGTAGTGTTCGCAAGTTTTTTCATGCCGTAAAACCGTCAAGTTTTAAGTATAAGGATGATGACACAGACTACACTCATTACGGAATTGTAGCGCAAGAACTTGAGGAAGCATTTAAGCAAGCAGACCTTGAAATGAACGCCGTTATCAAAGAGGCAGAAGATTCAAGCAAGTTTGTAAACTACGCAGAACTTCATGGTTTAGAACTTGGTGGAATTAAAGATTTATACGCGCAGATTGATGAACTCAAAGCAGAAATCGCAGACTTGAAAGCGAGGGTTAAGTAATGGCAATTCAAGTAAGACGAGGTAACTACGCAGACCTTGATACGAGTAAGTTGGTACAGGGTGAACCGTTCGTTACTCTGGACAAATACGATGGAGATTATTACGTTGGTATGGCTATTGCACCAAACAACGTTGTAAGACTTGCCACATGGAATGATCTGACTGACATAAGAACAGACTGTATTAACGCAAGGGATGAAGCGGTTGCATCGGCAGAAGCGGCGGCAGATAGCGAAACTGATGCTGAAACGGCGGCTGATAATGCAGAGCGTTATTGGGGCTATGTTGACGAAGCGGTGGATCTCGTTACGCCGGAAGTAACCATTAACTTTACCACAGGAAATCTTGAGTATACAGGTTCGCAATTACTGTTCTACATTGACGGAACTAGCGGAAATCTTATGTGGAATGTAGTACACGCATAAATAGAGAAAGAGAGGGAGAAACCTTATGGCAACAATAGGTAGAGTATTGCTGATACCCAAAGGGGATTATAGCGGTAGCGCAATCTACAACAAACTCGATTGGGTACGCGATAACGGCAAGGCTTGGGTCTGCAAGGTTGATGGCACACAGGGCGTTACGCCAACAGAGGGCGCGAATTGGACGCTATTAGCCGCAGATGGTAACGTGAGTGGTTCGGTTGAGTGGTCATCCGTAAACAACAAACCATTTAGCACCGTAAGCAGTAGCGATTTTACCGTAACCGCAGGTGGAGAATTGCAGATCACAGGTGGTAGTAGTGGTGATAGCGTTTCTTGGAATCAGATTCAGACATCAACAGGTGCTACAAAGATAGCAGAAATCACTATCAATAGTACACCAACCGATGTCTATGCTCCTAGCGGTGGTGGTTCTTCTACCTTTGCGGGGTTGTCTGATACAGACATTGACAATCCACAGGCAGATCAGATTGTGCAGTATAAAAACGTTGGCGGTTCGATGAAACTGCAAAATGTTGCAATGCCACAGGGCGGTCATACGATGTTGCCTACTCCTAATGCAAGCGTAGACGAAGATGATGTGGTAAGCGCAGTAAATACGGGCTTGTTAGAGGGCGGCGCAAATGATGATGTCGCTTCATTATATGGCGTTGGCGTTTGGGCGAATACCGATTGTATTCAACTCGTTGCAGAAGTAGATCAAGGCGATGATGGTCTTGGAACTTGGGTAGATACAGATTGGGAAAGTGGTACAAGGTCGGGATGGCTTTGGGATGAATCTCTTTATCAGATTCTTGAAGATGGAAATAACAACAGGCGGTATGACATTCACATTGAGCCTATTTTTGATGCCGGAGAGGGTGAAGTTGTAAGTTTGTACTCCATGAGGATTGATGATGACGTTACGGTAAGTAATACACACGGCGGGGCGATTGCCTTTAAGTTTAACGGCGAGATCCAAAACACTCACGCTTATGTAGGTGTTAAACTTACAAAACTTCGCACAAAATACAAAGTAGTAACACCATTACCGTAGGAAAGGAGCGCACATGATAATCAAGATTGGAAAAAAGAAATATCCATGCAAAGCGGAATACAGTAAAACGCAGATGGGCAACACTTTGATCCGCATTATTTCGGAAACCGCTCCTGTTGCGACAAATGGTTTTACACTTTATTCAGATGATGAAAGCGTTGAGATTGACAAGTCTGATTACACTTTCCTGTATCAGCAGTATGGAACAGTAAACGAATATACAAACGTTGAAGAAGAACGTGTACCTGCAAGCGGTTATATTAGCGGAGTACCCGTCAATCCGATTGCAAAGGCGTTAAGCAATCTCAACAACCGAATTACGGCAATCACACCGTATGAGCAGAGCAAAACGGCATACTATGGTGAAGTCGAAAAAGTCTTTTATGGTGTGCCTAACGGGGTGCTGACTGTTCACATGGACGGAGAGTATACGGTGGAGCGCATTGAAGATAGGGTATACGTTCGGTTTGAGCGTTTGGATGGAACAAAAGAAATCACAATCATTGTTGAATAAGAGAGGAGAGAAAACATGGAAAATTACGCAGTAATTCAGTTTATCAACGGGGCTTTCACGGTTAAGTATGAGGGTTCTGACCTTGCAAGCATGAAGTACAACTACCACAACTGGCTTTCCCTTTTATGGAATGACACGGGCGCGGTCAACGGCGTGGTAAAACTTGTGGACGGTAATCTTGACGTTGTTGATGGTTGCATTGAATTCATCAGCAAACCAGCAAAGGGGTGATAGCATGGCAGTATTTCCTATGGTTCGTGGTGGCGCAGGCGGTGGGAAAACAAACCCACCCGAAGTGGCGTTAGGATTTGCAAGTCAAGGAAGTCAAGCATATTGGTCTGCATATCTTTTGAAAGATGACAACGGTACACTTTCTGTTACAGCGGCGTCTGCTACGGGAGAATACCTAGACGTAACACAAACGGACTCAAATACGGCAAAGATTTATGCAAAAAAGGCTATGAAGTATTTGGTTCTTGATGCGTTCAGTACGCCTACTGCAACCATTGTTGATGTACAAGCGTCAGAATTGCCGAAAGAATTGAAAACTGTTGAACGTAGTTCATACGGTGGTGTCGCAGTCTATCCGTATTTTGAGTAAAGGAGAAAATCATGGCAACAACAGAATGTATTTATAGCGGTGGTGGCGGGGCAAATAACGCTTTTTGGTTTGGCACTGATTTAAACACGGGCAATTTTGAATGGAATTATGATGCAGATGTGGTTTTTGTTCAAAGTGCATCGGGAGATTATGTTCAATCTTTTCTGTTTGATACAAGTGACAATTCGCATTGTTGGAGATTAGTTCATGTCGGCAATAATTTTCAATGGGAGTATTTTCCATCGTCAAGCGGACTAACTTTTTCAATAACAAAGAGAAGTTTGAATATCACGGGCAACATAGGTTCGCAATACAGAATAAGAACAGTTATTCCGTTAGTCGGAGTTTCATATCCGGCAAGTATTCCGAGCATACAAAATGCGTAATAAATAGGAGAAACAACATGGCAAAAGCAGAATTAAACTTTGGGGAGTTGAGCGGTAGTGGTGGGGGAACAGTTAGTGAGCAAACTAACGCTATAACCACTACACTTTCGGCAGGCACAACTACTTGGACAAAACTTCTCGATACAAATAATCAGTCTGCGATTAAAAAAGACGGGCTTATGTTTATTGTCTGCGTAGATAACTATAATGGTGTAAAGTGGCGCAACAACACGCAAGGAACGTCTGGAAACTTTACGGATGTAGCGTCTTACGCCTCAAGTTATGCTACTGTTCCCGTTTCAGCAGGTGATGACGTAGAAGTTTGCGCGAATTCTAGTGGCGCTAAACACGTTATTGCACAAGTAATTGGATTGGATTAAAGGAGAAACAAATGGCAAAAGCAGAATTAAACTTTGGGGAGTTAGGCGATACATTTCCAAATCCGTTAACTGTTTTAGTTGATGTTGGTGTTAGTGGCAATACATATGCTTCGGCAACCGCTCAATTTCCAGCAGGTGTTTTTAAAACAATAAAACCAATTAGTTCGCAAAATTATAAATAAAATATATTTAATAGTTGACCAAACACAAATTGAGGTTTCTTTAAATACAGAATATTCTGTTGAATCTGCACAAACTCGCGTCGAATTGGCGGTCGATAAAAACACTTCGGGTCATGCAAATTTTACAGTGGAATTGTATCATTAAATCACAACATAAAAGGTACACACTATGACACTAATACTATTCTTAATCATTATGGCTATCATTACCGCTTTGCTTTTTGTGGTGCAGGCGGTGATTTACGAAAAATGGTATGAAAGTGAGGATGAGGAAGATGATTCTGAATGACAAATGGTATGACGTTTTAAAGTGGATTGCTATTGTAGCATTGCCCGCTTTATCGGCTTTTGTACTCTGTATCTCAAAAATTTGGGGTTGGGCTGATTTGGGTATTATGATTTCACAGACCATCACGGCAGTTGCAGTCCTTTTGGGCGCATTGCTTGGGGTTTCCGCAATTCAGTATAAGTCTAAAAAGAACGAGGACGGGGCAGAATGAACGAAGCAATTACACTCAACGAATTGGTACGCTTTGGCGCGATTATCGTTGGATGCTGGGGATTCTACAAAATTATAATGGAGATTATTAAAGCAGTGACTACTAGGCATGACCGCGAGCAGAAGTGGGATGAAATGGCTGACCGTATCAGCATGGAAAGAGCCGAGTTTGGCAAAATGTACGATGCTCGCCTTGATGAACTTGAGAAAAAGATTAACGATAACCATGCAGACACAGAAGCAAAACTGCAACAGATTTATGCGGAACAGTATATGCTTACTGACTGCATGGGGGCGGTTCTTGATGGACTGCATCAATTAAACTGCAATGGCAAAGTTACGTCTGCTATTGAAGAACTTGGTGAGCATATTAAGAAACGTGCTTACGGTATGAAGTAAAGGAATGATTTTTATGTACAACCCACAAGTTATTATTGACAAAATGAACTCGTGGCTTGGTTGCAAACAGGGTGATACTACTCATAAGCATATTGTTGATACCTACAACAATCACAAACCGCTTGCACAGGGCTATAAAGTTAAATATACGGATGCTTGGTGCGCTACAACGGTTAGTGCGGCGGCTATTGAGTGCGGATATACCGATATTATCCCTACTGAATGTTCTTGTAACAGGATGATTACTCTGCTCAAAAACATGGGTATCTGGCAAGAGAACGATGCCTATGTACCGCAGACGGGTGACATTATCTTCTATGATTGGCAAGATTCGGGCGTTGGAGATAATGTTGGAACGTCAGATCATGTTGGATACGTTGAAAAAGTTGAAAACGGGATCATAACTGCCATAGAGGGCAATATCAGCAAAGGTGTTGGAAAACGCACTATTCCTGTGAATGGCAAGTATATTAGGGGATATGGTGTTCCGCCGTATGACAAAGCGTCTGCGCCCGCTACGGTTGAAACCGTTTCTGCCAAACCTGCTTTAAAAGGTATCGATATATCTGCAAATCAAGGGAACGTTGATTTTGCAAAAGTTAAGGCAGACGGTTACGATTTTGTGATCTTGAGATCCACATTAAAGAATGGTCAACCGGACGCAAAGTTTGAAGAGTATTACAGGCAAGCAGAAGCGCATAATTTGCCTGTATCTGTGTACAAATACAGTTATGCAATGACACCTGCACAGAGTTTTCTTGAAGCGCAAGGCGTTGTAAAACTATTAAACGGTAGGCTTTGTACTATTTGGCTTGACATGGAAGATTCCACACAGATCAAGAAGATAGGAAAAGCGGGCGTTACAGGTGTTATAAACGCCTTTATGGACTATTGCGTTGCAAGCGGATATGACGTTGGGATCTATTGCAATCTGAATTGGTATAAGAACTATATTGATGCTTCGTTCAAGAAGAAATATAAGTTTTGGATTGCTAGGTATGGTAAAAACAACGGATTGCTTGATAACAAATATAAGCCAAACGTTGGCGAGGTGATGTGGCAGTACACATCAAAGGGAAGAGTAAACGGTATCAAAGGTGACGTAGACCTTGATATAAGATATTAAGAGAGGAGATAGGACATGACATTATCTGATTTACTTGTTGCTTTAAGCGAAAATACAGAGCAATGCATCACGCTTGTTGATGGAGAGAATGAACTGATCACCTTTAAGGCGGGCGGTTACGAATCCATTGAGAGTGATATTACGGAAAGGACGGTTGAAAAGATCACGATTGTTGATCCTAGAAACATCAAGATTTTCCTTGTTGCTACACCGTAATTTATAAATTTGCTCCCCGTTTTTGGGTGGTTGAGGGTTGATCCCTTGACCACCCTATTTTTTTATGCCAAAACTGAAACGGTAGCAATTCTGATTTGACAATACAGATTGCAGTTTTAGGAAATTCCATTTTGACCTTATCATTGATACTATCTATACGAGGTGAGTATTTATGATAATATCTGATTTTACGCAATTTGAACTCGATTACCTGCAAAGTGCCTGTAATTTTGTAAATAGCGAAAAAGACGTGTTTTCTATGCGTAGCAAAGGCATGACATTAGAAAACATAGCAGAACTTCTTAATATGTCCGTTGAAAATGTTAAGAGGATCAGCCGAAAAGTAAACAACAAAATAGCAAGGGTTTTATGAAGTACACATTTGATACGCTTACCGTACACTTTTTGTGCATGGTGAGCGTCTTTTTTTATGCCTAAAATTAAGGCGTAGGAGAGGATAACACGCTATGGACGTAAAAAAGTTATGCGACAAGTTGATTGAGGATGAAACGCTCAAAGACATACCGCTTACTCACGTTCTTCGTGTAGTCCTCTCCGTTTTTGATCTCATAAATTCCGGTGATTTCTTTTACACAGATTACAAACAAGGGGGATGACTATGTATCCAATTTATCAGTACCAATCGTTTTTATCACAACCCACACAGAACATTCAGTATGTAAATGGCAGACAGAGCGCAGAGGGCTATCCGTTATCAACCGCTAATTCAAGCGTGATCCTTATGGATTCCAATATGCCACGGTTCTACGTTAAACAGACGGATGCAAGCGGGATGGCAACGTTAAAAGCATACGATTTCACGGAAGTAGAAGAAGAAAAGCCTGTTGAGTACGTTACAAAGGCAGAGTTTGAATCATTCAAAAAGAATATGAAAGGAGCAAAGCATGAACCCTCTAATGATGCTCGGGAACGGTCAAAACAATATGATGATGCAAGCAATGGGCGCAATGATGCGAGGTGAAAACCCTAGATCATTCCTTAAAAATCTTGCAAACTCAAACCCTCAATTACAGGGTTTAAACCTTGATAATCTTGAGGAAACCGCAAAGGCACTATGTGACAAGAATAATGTCAACATGAATGAGTTGGCTGAACAGATCAAGGGATTTGCAAATTCAAATAAAACATTCTAAAGAAAGGAGTAAACACTATGGGAGATTCTACAGGTTTTGGTGGAGAATGGATCTTTGCCTTTTTGATCATTGCCGTTCTGTTTGGCGGCGGTGGCTTCGGTTTTGGCGGTGGAAATGCGGCTATGGCAGGATTTGCTACAACGGCAGAAGTGCAGAATAGCGTAAATGCGGCAGTTGCTAATCAGAACGCTCAAAGCATCTTACTGTCAAGCGCAAACAACAATTTTGAAACCGCTAGACTGATCGATGCACAGACAATGGCAATCACAAATCAGAACAACACAAACTTACTGACCGCCATCAACGGCTATAACTCCGTGGCACAGAGCCTTGCAACCGGATTCAATTCTGTAAATCAGAATATTGCTGATCTTGGCTATAAGATGGAGAACTGTTGTTGCAGTATCAAAACGATGCTCCTCGAGAACCGCTTACAGGATACGCAGTTGGCTTTACAGGATGCACAGAACAAGGCAGTCAATGCGGAACAGTCCGCTTACCTGCTCAATGTCATGGGAAAATGGATCGCCAACGCTCCGGCGGCGGCAGGTGCATAATGAGGTGAGTTATGAAACTGATTAAAGTATTGTCAGACAAGATCAAAGATGAATTGTGCGATGCCAAAGAATATGTTAAGATGGCTATTGAGTATAAAGACGAATACCCCGAATTATCGCGCACTTTATACAATATTTCCACACAGGAAATGGAACACATGGGTATGCTTCACAATGAAGTTACCATTATCATTAAGAAATGGCGCGAAACAAACGGTGAGCCACCTGCTGACATGATGGCAGTCTATGACTATCTTCACAAGGAACAGATTGAAAAATCGCTTGAAGTGAAGATGCTACAGAATATGTACAAGGAATCTTGAGTGGTCAAAAAATGGTCAAGAATTTCTGAAACATCAGTAATTTAGCCATGTTTAGGGTTAGTGAAACAGGTTCGAATCCTGTCACCCCGATGCCTAGAAAACCCCTTGAAATCAATGGTTTCGAGGGGTTTTTGCTTGTATTTTGGCCATTTATTTGACATCCCAAAAACAACGCATTTATCATATTTACCGAGTTGTCTTGTAAAAAAAGTGGTCAAACTTGTGGTCAAGGGTAGGGGAACAATTTTTGGTAACCTGTGACCCCTACTGTATCAGTTTGTTAAATAAGGCTTTTTGAGCCTCATGTGTATTCATGGCATGACGATATACTCTTTTCATAACATAATCTGATTTCCAACCACCACTAGCCATTATATCTGCGTCAGACATTCCTTGATCGTGGGCATAAGAAGCAAAAAAATGCCTTAAATCGTGAAATCTAAAACGCGGTATTCCGAGTTT